TGGATCATACATCATTGTAACACGCCCAGCAGTGGCTGTGGACACCATGGGAACATACACTAACCGCAACCTACGTATTCGGTACAAATCATAGTTGGCTGCTATTTGGGATAACCAGGGAAAAGTGTTGGCAGACATGGCATTGACATTCATATTTGAGGCACCCCCTGCTCCAAGCACCCCATTATTAACAAATGGACCTGCTTGTGTGGATGTGCCTACAGATGATATCAATTCCTTATGCACCACACGAATAGTTCCCTGGGCGCCTGTTACCCTAGCGCGACGATTACTAACTATCATGCCATTGGAAACACCAGCTACCATTCCACCCATTGAACCTGGATGGGTGATAGCCCCAGTCAGATCAGCGGTTAGTTTCTCGAAGTAGTCCATTCCTTTCTGTACATAGTTGGCAGCTTTCACTGCCACTTGTGCATAAGGGTGGGCGAGCAACGCTCCGCCAGTCATTTTATTGACCTCATTAATTTCCTTGCCGATAGCCTTCATCTGTTTGTTCACGTAGGGTACCATTTGCTTCATCTTCTTAACAGCCATGTTAGCTTGTTTTTGTTTGGGATGCACCACCAATGGTGATGTATTGCGTCTTTTGATTATTCTCGTGGAAAGAATGGTTGGTTCTTTCAGGAGGGTCCCTGGACAACATTCCAATCACGGCAATCATTACGATAACGATGATCCAAACCAACAAAAGTGGTAAGTGATCAACGGTCTCGCGAACTATGATTACTCGTGACGCCATCAGAAATGAAAGTGTTGCTCAAAGGATACAGTTTCTCCAACGACAGTCATGGACACAGAAGGACCATTCTCTGCCTTGAAATCAGCTTCCTTGTACACAGCCTTTTCAGCAACTTTCTGATATGCTGGACCCTCCCTATCCACTCTCTCCTTAGAACGAGATCTACGCTGTTGTTGAGATGCCTCCCCGTTTTCCATATTGGTTAGTTATGGGTGATTGAAGAGTTTCATGCTCCAGAGAACCTAAGGAGGGTGACCCCCTCCTCGGGTTGTTCCAGGATTTCACCCATTTTAAGTGGGCTAAACCCCTGCTCCAGAGCAATCTGTTCATCTGGCGTGATTCCAAATGCCAGCCAAAATGAGTACCGTGATTCGGGGGTGGGTTCCAAGTCTTCGAATTTACATTCCCTACTGAACTTGTACTTCCACTGTTCTCGTAGTGACTCAGCAAGATCAGAATTGCCATGAACTGTAGTGCCTGTAGGAAATTGCTTGAAAAAAGCCTTCAATACAGGTACACCATCATTCATGACCCTTCCACCCTTGCCTACTGCGTCAACCCATTGGGAACGCGCTACGTCACTAGCCAGATCATTGAGGCTGTGAAGGTCTTTGGACATGGATGTGTGTAAATTGCGCACCATCCTATACTGGTTCCCAACAAGAACTGGCCTAGTTTGGCAAAACTCGACCCGCTCTAAGTCGTGCACCGTATCCTCAACCTTCATTGTAAAACCTAGCATTCGGTAATAATCTATCAATCCCTCCCGAAACTTGGTTTCATCCTCGGCCTCAATGATGACCATGCAATCATCCCCGTTGTTGGCCAACCTGAACTTCTTGAGTCCCTGTTTAACACACCATGAATACACGGATGCACACATGATGTAACAGTTTCCACTAGATGTGTTCATGTCGCCGGACATACGGCAACCTTGCACTCGATACCGAACCTCTCCATCTGGACATCGGGCCAGACCCCGGTTGTTAATCTGCCAAGACAAGAGTCGTTTAAGATGTTTCCGCTGGGACTCAGGGAACATGGACACCCACATGGAGTGTTCAAATTCCAGGGCTTCCTTGGA